GCCACGGCCTAGCCCGTACGAGCAGCAGGGGTCTAGCCCGTGGGGAGGATATCGAGGAAATCGAGGAAATCAAGGAGGTCAAGGGAGGGCTAGGCGTCGTGACCATTCTGTGCGAGGCGGCTCGACATCAAGGCGGCGGCGGAGAAACCGTTACTCAAATCCTGGTAGAAAGGGCCGTGGCGGACCTGTACGAACCAACGGCGGCGTCGGGCGATCATCTTGGCGATCCGACCTTGGTAACGCAGTCGGGCCTCGATTGGTAGCACAAGGTAATGCAGCCGGGCCTCGCCGGGCAGAACTTGGTAACGCAGCCGGGCCTCGCTGGGCAGCACAAGGTAATGCAGTCGGGCCTCGATGGGCAGAACAAGCAAACCCCTGGAATGGGCCTGGAGCTAATCAGGGATATTCAGGTCCAATGTCTACCCCAAGTAGTGGTTTTGACGTTAATGATGTGTTGAACATGGTTGGTGGAGATACCTTCAACGTGGATGATTGGCTCGCGATTCTTGGTGGATTCAATTGATAAATGTGGATAGAAAAGGAAGGAAACCACCTATATCCCCTACCGAAAGATTATCCTGAACTAACCGATGAGGGGCAACGACAAGCACGAGTAAATGCTTGTAGGTTGTGGATAGCAAAGGGACGCAAATCCCACGAAATCGCAGAAGCGTTCGTGGCGGGTATGCGGTTCTTTGATCTCTGGTACTTGTGTCCAAATCACAGTATGGAATTTGATCCTCTCTTCTATGATGACGATCCTCTTACCTCTCCTAATTTCCACTACGACATTCAGAGGATGTGGGCTACCTCCCAGCGAAACATCGTTATCGCACCCCGGGGTTCTGCAAAAAGCTTCCTTGTTCGCAAGTCCTGTCTTTTCCGGATGCTCTCTCGCCCAATGTTCTCCATTCTTTATGCTACCTCTACAAATGACAATGCTAAGGGGACAGGACAGGCACTGAAAGATCAGTTCCAGAATAACCGTCGACTACAAGATGACTGGAACCAGGAGTTCCCAGATAATAGAGTTGTACCGAGGAGGGGTGAGGCCCCCTTTGGGACTGAGTTGATGCACCTAAAGAATGGTTCGTGGCTTCGGTGTATCTCTGCTGAGTCTCGTCAGCGCGGTGGTCGACCTCGACGTTATGTTCTTGACGACCCCGAATATGATCCACGTGCATCTACCAGCATGTCTTTAATTCGACAGTACATGGATAACCTTCTTTTCAAGGTTGTTCTTCCCATGGTTATGCGTTCGGGTTGTGGTGTCGATTGGTTAGCTACTTTTGTTTCCCGTCGACACTATGCATGGCACGCGCTGCAGACACGAGAAGACGCAGCCGGTAAATTTGTGGCACAAGATCCTCGTTTCAACTTGTGGTCTCGTATGATTGTTCGAGCAGCTTATGAGGAGGAGGATGGTAAAGTCGTCTCCTGTTGGCCTGCGATGTGGCCTGCGACAAAGGAAGAGAAGGAAACGTTGCCAGATGCAAAGGACCGAGTTTCACTCGAAGAGATTCGGGAGATTATTGGTACTCCTAACTTTCTTGCAGAGTACATGGCACGGCCTGGTGAGGGCGAGGACATCTTCTTCCCTAACCTTGAGAAGGAACGTCACGGATGGTGGTTGGAAAAGGTAGACACTCATTTCGAAACCAATCCTCGTGAATCAACCACTCTTATGTGTTGGGTTTCAGAGGGAGAAGAAAAACGTGTAGAAGTGAAAGACTTTCTACAGAAGGTTCGTCTCTTCATGACTGTGGATACTTCATATACAGCCACCAAAGACTCTGATTTCAAGGTTGCCTGCTTAATGGGTTGTAACTCGGAAAACGAGTTATTCGTGTTGGATATCTGGAGTAAGCAATGCCAAGAGCAAGACTTAGTAAAGCAATGCTTCAAGATGGCTGATAAGTGGAAATGCCAGACAATCCACCCTGAAGTCATAAAGCAGGGGCTTAGTCTCTATTACAGTCTAGATTCTATCGTTAAGACTCGGGCCTCAGATATGACAGGAGTTACACATCTTCCTGGTATCAAGAAGCTTCATCCTGGACAACTAGATAAATCCGGCAAGATTGCTGCTCTTTCTCTTCGTTTTGAGCATGGCAAAATAAAGATGCCACTTTGGAATAGGAGGATGCCAGAGTGGTCTCGCCTATTCGACCAGATTGAGCAGTTCAATCCCGATGCTGCAGACGGGGGTTTGCAGCACGATGACGAGATAGATTGTGTCTCGATGTCCCAATTCGTGCTCAAGGGCCGTTTGCAGGCTCACCTAATGAGGAAGGAGGAGACGAAAACTCCTCTCCAACTTATTCAAGCAGGTAACTTTGAGGATGAGGAAGGAATCCCTCATGCCCACCGCTTAGACCTTTCCAAGATCCCGGCGGTGGATATCATTGAACTACTAGATTTACAAGCTAAAGGAGATGATAGTGGAATATCAAAGGTCTAAAGAAACCCATGAAAATGATACTTCTGGATTCATAGGATTCGATCCTAAGCACTCTGCTGTTGTGCCTCTCCCTTTTTTAGATAAACTACTAAAGTGTTACTATGGTACGGGCCCCCGAGACGGTGAAAACCCCGGGGATACTTTTGTACCCTCCTCCCCTGCAGTAGAGATTCCAGGATCAAAGACCCAAGATGAAATCGATTTTAGAGACACTTTCATCAAAAGTACATTGCCTCAAGGGTATACCCCAAAAGGGGCTGCTAGAAGAAAACTCGATAGGGTTGCTGTTGCCAGGAGTGAAAACAAGAATAGAGACGGAAACCTTAACTGACCGGATAACTCCTGATGTCTGAGACAATCAAACTACCTAAAAACAAAGCAGCATTAGCTCGTGTCATAGATCAACATGCGGAGCGTGAGGAATCCCGTTTACAGTATCGTAGAACAACATGGCTACTCTCATGGTATTACCTTAATGGTGCGCGTCGTTTCGACGTATTTGATCCTGAGATGGGCACAATCCGTCCTCATTACTTAGATGAAGATGGACAAATGGAATTTCAATCCCAAGAGCTCATGTCCGCAATTGATAAGGTATCTGCTCGTCTTGCATCTATGGATATAACCCCTCTTGTTCGACGGGAGGGCACAAGTCTACAGGGGATGAGGGAACGATCTGTTGCTCAAATCCTTCTTGATTCTGTCGTAAGTAAGGATCATGTAGACAGTATTGCTACCCAATTCGCACATGTCTTTACTTCTTTGGGCTCCTGTGGAATAGCTGGTCACATCAAAGATGATCCAAGTGTTGGATTGGTTTCGGATCTAGAAATCATCCACCCCCGAGAACTCTTTCCCTTCCCCTCTCTTGGGACAGATTACACGAAAACCCAAGGTCTTATGAGGCAAAGATCTGTCCCTCTTTCTTACCTGAAGGAAACCTTTGGTAAGAAGGTAAGTGCCAACCTGGATAAGATGGAGTATTGGGAGCAGCAAATTGGTGAAGGACTCCGAACAGAGGCAGATCTCGAGTTTGGGGGTGGACATGTTGAATACAAGGATGATTCCAGTCTTCCCGGATCTGGTTCTGAGGATAAGGTTCCCGAGTCTATGGGTGTCGCTAAAATCCGAGAGGTGTGGCTTTATGGTGCAGGGGAGATGGTTAGTCGATATGTTGTAACATCGGGCGATTACGTACTCCTCGATGAGTCCTATGAAGGGCTCGAAGTGTATTGCCCAATTGGATTCGCTCGCTTCATGGAAAACGGAACCTTTCATGGGGCGGGCCTATTCGATCTTCTCTTCTCCATCTCCCGAGAGATGGAACGACTTCTGAAGTCTCTTTTCAACAACATCCGTGATATTGACCGATATGGTGTCCTTGTTCTCCCTCAGGGACAATTCAACGAACGAGCCCTACTCCGTGATGTGGGCAAGGGTCTTCGTGTGCTCCCTTACGATCCAGATCCAATCTCCGAGGGATTCAGACCTTTCTCGATTCAACCCCACAACACTGGGGATATTCCCGGTAAAGTTGCAAGCTTAGCTAAACAACTCATGGACGGTATCAATCCGGTGCGAGACCTTATCGAGGAAAAGGGCCGGATCGATTCTGCTTCCGGTCTCAACTTCCTGGACGAAGAAATCAACAAGTCTATGACTACCCCCACTCGTGGGATGGAGCGAGCCTTTAGTCAATGCTACAGAGCCTCCCTTTCTGCTATATCTAGATCAGTCTCTGTTCAGCCCCGAGAGATTCCTGTGGCTAACCTCACTCTCAATCTTGCGGGTGCGATCATCAACCCGGAAACGGGGACAGTTTCTTTCGAGTCAAATCCAGTACCCTCCCTGCAAAATCTTCGGCTAGGTATCAAAGAGATCAATCCCAAATCAACGTCAGCCCGTAAGGCTGAAGCAGTAGAACTACTACAAATGGGCCTCTCTGATCCTGCCTCCTTCAAGCTCTATGCTCTACGCGAAGGTATCGATTACGCATTATGGATGGAGGAAGAGAAAGCAGCATACGAATCTGTGGTTCGTAACTGTCTTATCCTCTATGGGAATGGGGAGACCCCGGGGGAGATCGTTTTAACCCCACACACAGCCATACCTGAGTTCCAACTTAGAGTTCTTACTTCCTTCTTAGCGTCTCCTTCGATGCTGTTGTCTACCCCTGAAGTTCAAGATGAGTTCATGAAATATCGTCAGTTCCTATTCGACGCTATGGGATTGACACTTCCCGAGGCGATTCCCAATCCTGATGACATGGCGATTCTTGTTCAAGCCGAACGCGCCGCTATGGAACGAGAGCAGGAGTTGTCAATGCGTGAAGAGGAAGCTATGATGAAAGAAGAAGCAATGGCAGGTGACACCCAGTCCAACGCTCAGAGTGCTTAAACCCCAACAAGGAAAGGATACCTCCTATGGATACTACCCCTGAAACCCCAACCACTGAACAACCTCCCACCCCCATGGAGTCTCCTCAAGAGACTCCTCAACAGGCCCCCGCACTAAATCTCGACTCCACAGTTCAAGTGGGGGGAGAAAATATTACGGTTGGGGATCTTGTTGAAAAAGCAAAGCGTGGTGCGATGGCCGAAGAATATAGTGGTTATGCATCTGTTTTGATGCGTCCCGATGCGTCTCCCGAGGACCGAGAGGCCTCACTTCGTTACTTGATGCACGCGGAAGGTTACAATCCTCAACAAATAGATGAGTATATGGATGCAGTAAATAATACTCAACAAGGAGAGGAGGGCGGATATGATGAGGAGGACGTTATGGAACAAAACAATCAGTCCGACCAATTTATGCAATATCAGAATGATATGCATCATCGTCTCAAGAATGTTGAACAGAAGCAAAGTCAAGTTGGGGTTGATTTCCTCAAAACACAACTTAACACTGCGGTAAACAACACAATGGAGACTAACTCTTCCATCCAGACTCTCATTAAGAAGAGTCAGCAACTTAATGGAGAAGAGGGATCTTCAGATCGTATTGGAAGCATTCGAAAACAACTGGAAACTGAGATCATTGACAATCTTCGTTCTCGAAAAAGTCGAGGAGAAAGTTTCAATGTTTCGTGGTTTAATGATGCAGCGGCCAACGCTGCTGGTACTATCTACAACAGAATCAGGTCGGTCATCGGTGATCCTGACAAAATCGGGCGTTCACCGGAAACAGCATCAGAGACTGAAATGATGTTCTCAAACCGTCAACCGGTGGCAGAACCTACATACGAAGCGGGTGATTCAGTTGGCTCAATCGACTCAAAGGTGAGAGATTGGAATACTGACGCTCTTTCTCGTTTGGCTATGGACCTGTCATCGGGAGATGAAACTAAGATTTGACTTAAACAGGAGGCACTAAAATGCCTGTCTTTTCCCCTCCGGGAGCCCTGTTTGACAAGCATGCCGACCGAATTGAAGAGGTCATCAATAAGAACATTGATGTCTTCCTCCCTGGTCTTGATCCTGTGTGGCGTGACACCGTTGTTACTTCACAAGGTGTTGGCCCTGCCGATGCTATTGGTCGAGACATGAAGATCCTCAAAATCTTCATGGGTTCGATGGCCGGTGTGCTTGAACAAGGTAAACCCCGAGCAGATGTCGCCCTCTATGGTGACGACACTACGGACATTGGTACTCGTATGTACCTGCAGTCCCTCGCTCAAACGTGGCCTGATCCTCTTGAAGGCCCAAACCCATCTCCATACCGTCTTGGTATCGGTATGCGGTCAATGATGTCCAACATCATGTTCACCCTTGGTGAGCTCCAGGCCGAAGCAGTTCCTGCCTTTATTGGTCAGGTGATTGCACCTAAACTTGAGGGTTTCGCGAAGAATATCGCTCACACCCTCTGCAACTACTGGTATATCAACCAGAATGACACGTACAAGCTTGGCACGATTGCCACGATTACTGATACAGATGGAAACGCAGTAGA